GACAATTACAAGCTGGAAAATACGCTTTTTATAAAATCGTTATTAAATGACGGTTTACTTAAAGAGCGTATAACCGGAGGTATTGACGACGCCTGCTGCATGATGATTGAAGAATCATACAACGCCGCACAGATTGAAAGCGGCAGCACAGGCGGCTCCATTACGTCGGAATCAATCGGCGGTTATAGTTACTCTAAAAGCAGCAAGGCTGCCGATATCCAGACAGAAAAAGACGCAAAAAGCACAGCCGAAAAAAAATATAAATGGCTTGCTCTCTATTGCGACATTTTAAGCGGGGTGTGCTAATGAATAATTTATTGATACATTCCTGCATTTACGAAGCACCAGTAACGAGCGACCGCGACGGCAACAAGACTTATGGGGAACCAGTAGAACTGCAGCATGTACGCGTAGTTATGGAGTTAGCAACCGTCCGCAACACCGAGGGCGAGGCAAAAAACGACGTCGGTACATTGTACTATACGCCGTTTATATCTAGCCCGCAGATTATACCGGAGGAATTGGCTCGCGTAACGTGGCAGGGGAAAGCGTACACAATACGCAAGGTATCCCCTTGCTACACAATGGACGGGGACACAGTACACCATTACGAGGCGGCTTTAGTATGAGCGGGTTATCATTTAATACTAAAATAGTATTAGACAAAACAAAAATAAAAGCGAATATAGAGTCACAAATTAAGAGCATACAGGCACCACTGGACGCTTTAATAATGGCCGATAGTAACTATTTTTGTCCATTAAAAACAGGCAAGCTGCAGCAGTCCGCAATTATAAATAGCCGTATAGGGGACGGCGTGCTAGTGTGGCGTACACCATACGCACGCCGTCAATATTATGATTATCACAAGCCACCATACCAGCCGAACCCGAACGCTTGCGGGAAGTGGTTTGAAGCAGCTAAAGCACGATGGCTTAGTAAATGGGTAAAGTTTGTCAATGACCGTATTAAACGTAGCTAGTCTTGTTAATGATTGGATAGAAAAAAAATTAAATCTGCCATTTACGATTTATAACGACGTAATACCAGATGCCAGCGATAACGCAGCATGTTTGAGATATGAACCAGCACCGGCAGCCGAACGACGCTATATAGACGGTACGCGTTTGTTAAAATGGAATCTTACATATTATGTACGAAACAAAGACAGGTCACAAGCCCGAACTTATGCGGACGAAATAACGGCACAGTTAGACGGCGTAGAAATTACAGACGAAACTAGCGGGGTCTGTATACAGATTGAGGCGGCAACGCTCCCGCAATTTATTAGTATGGACGATAAAAACAATACAATATTTAGAACCGCGCGAAAATATGGAGGCTTAAAAATATGGGACTTATTAAAAAGACTAAATTTGTACCATTTATTGATGTATCAACCACAAGTACACCGAGCTGGAAACAGATTAAAAAGTCTACTACTTATTCTTTGGCATTTAATCCACAGACTAAAACTTTTGATTTTATCTCTAGCGACAGCCCAGAAGAAGAAGTAGATAGCTATCAACCGTCTTTATCACAATCATTAACAATGTTTGATGATGAAGACGACTTTAAAACAATTTTTGACATGGCGTTTAATCTCCCTACAGGCGGAGAAGCTCATCGCAATGTATTGCTAGCTTTTTACGCTAGCAAATACACAACAGAGGGCGAAAACCCTGTAACATATTATAAAGCATGGCTAGTTGACAGTGTAGTTAAATTAAATACTTTGGACAGCGTAAACCAAAGTATTGATTTTGACCTAGCACTTAATAACCATGATACAGGAGCCGTAACGGTAGCTAGCGGCGTCCCTACATGGGTGGATGGTAAATGGAACGGCGAAGTATTTACTCCAGCGGCTTAAATAATGTTAGATTTATCTAAAAAAGTTTTACCCCGAGCTATAGTAGTCCGGGGTAAATACTACCAGATACATACAGATTTTAGATATTTTCTCATTGTTAAAAGGTTGCTAAAAAATAAAATTCGCGACATTACAGCTTTTAAGTTTATGTACGTTGACAAAGTGCCTTTGTACGAATGGGCAGGCTTAAAAGCTATAATCGATTTTATGAATAGCGGGAGTCCGCTACCCCGAGGAATAGACGAAGACAATAGAGAAATAGTTATTGATTATGATATTGACGCAGAATTGATTTATTCTGCGTTTCTAGAGAAGTACAACATTGATTTATTAAAAACCGATTTACACTGGTGGCAATTCAAAGCTTTATTGTGCGGCTTACATGACACGAAATTAAATGACGTTATAAGTTTTAGACTTTACAAGCCTAGCGGCAAAAATGACGAATACGAAAAGTATAAACAACAGCAATATGACGCATGGCGGATTATAACAGCAGAAGAAGAACAAAAATTAAAAGAAAGCGAAAGAAAAGATAAAGAAGCACTTGAAAGCTTCTTGGCAAATTTGCGTTAAAAAAGGGTGTATTATGGCTGATGGAAAAATAGAAATAGAAACAAAGATTGATAGCACTGGGATTATTGAGGGTACAGAAAAAATAGATAAATCTTTGCAAAATGTACAGAAAGAAAGCAAAAAGCTTGAAACGCAGCAAAAGAAAAACACCGCAGCAACAAAAGACCAAATAAAAACCACAGATAAATTAAAAACAGCTTTTAATGAACTGGGCGGAAATACTGCGAGCTTGGCAAACCATTTATCGGACGTTGCGTCCGGAGGTGGTGCAGCAGTTGCGGCGATAGTAGCGGCAACAAAAGCCGCTAAAGGATATGCACAGCTAATACGAGATACAAGCGAAGCTTATAAAATACAAACTAACGCGGAAACAGCATTATATAATGCAAGCCGTAATAATCCATATTTAAATAACGAATCTGTAGAAAATCTAAAAACTTTTGCAAGCGAATTGCAAAACGCGTCTAATCTAGGCGATGAAATGACACTAGGATATATGGCACAGCTAGCCGCCGCCGGACGAACGCAAGAAGAAATACAAAACATTATACAGGCGTCTGCAGATATTGCCGCAAGTGGGGCCATGTCTTTTGAATCCGCCGTTAGAAATTTGAATAAAACATATAGCGGCTTATCGGGGGAACTTGGCGAAAGTATACCGCAGGTTAAAGCGTTGACAGCGGAGCAGCTGAAAAACGGCGACGCGGTTAAAGTAGTCGGCGACCAGTATAAAGGCTTTGCAGATAAGCTAAAAGATACACGCATACAGGCAAGCAATGCTAAAGGCGATTTAATGGAGTCTTTAGGCAAACTTACTAAACCTACTGCCGACGCTTGGGATAAATGGTGGCTAGGCTTTTATAACAAAGGAATTGAGACTATAGAAAAAATTAATAGCTTCCTTGGCAAAATTGGCGATAACAGAATCAATAAAAACTTAGTAAATCAAATCGATACCAATTTAGGCTGGAGCGACTCTTATAGCGAAATGGATAAATATTTTGAAGCCCATAGAGAAATAAGAGCTAGTTTAACAGCTGAACAAAAAGAAAGCATGCAAGAGTATTTAGAGTCGCAAAAAACTCTAAGTAAGAATGAACAAATTATTTTAAGAGCTTTGAGAGAACAAAATAAAGCTCATAAAGACAATGTCGCAGCGGTAGAAAAAGAAAAAGCAGAAAAAGCTGCCATTATAAAAGCTAATGAAACAAGTTTTGAATTGGAGAAAGAAAAAACCGCGGACGACTACGCAAAAGAGAATAACAAGGCGTTAGCTGAAAGCTTAAAAGCGTTGGAAATTGAAGCAAAGGCAAAGGGCGAAAGTGTAAAGGCACAAGACAAATATAACGTTTATTTGCAGTCTTATATAAACTTGCTTACAAAAACAGAAGACAAAATAAAAGAGGGCTTCCCGGTAGAAAGTAAACGGCGTCAACAGCTAGAAGCGGCAAGAAAAGAGCTTGACGAATCTATAGACGAAGAAACAAGACTAAAAAACGCTATAGAACTAACAACACAAGCAATACAAGCTATTAATGATATACAGCGTGATATGTCTCCAGCTGAAAGTTTAGACGCTGATATACAAGCTATAGAAGACATGAAAAAGAAGATTATGTCCACAAGTGATGAAGCTATAGCGGAAGCTCAAAAAGACAGCATTGAGAAAATGTCAAAAGCTGATATCTTAGCCGGACTAGATGAAGCTGAAAAGCAAACGATACAAACAAAAGTTAATGAAATTTCGCAAATACAAAAAACAGCGTTTGAAGAAGAAAAAGAAAGACAAGAAAGTCTTTTAGAGCTGGAAAAAGAAATTAATAAAAATAAAGTTTTAAGCGAGCAAGAAAAAGACGAGGCTATAAAAAAGCTTGATATCGAATATAGACAGTCAAAAAAAAATCAGCTCGCCCAGATAGTAGCGGATATACAGACATATACAGACCAAACAGTACAGATAGCACAACAGGCTGCAGAATTAAGATCTAGTACGTTAGAAAATCAAACGCAAGCAGAATTGAATACGCTTGAAATTCGTTATAGAAAGGGCGAAATAGGGGAAGATGAATATAACGAGAAAATTACAGAAATAAAAAAAGACGCAGCAAAAGAGCAATACAAAATTGACATGTTCACGTGGAGTGCTAGCCTTTTACAAGCCACAGCAAACATAGCGGAGGGCGTCACAAAAGCTATAGCACAAGGGGGAGTTGCTGGAATAATCACGGGAGCGTTAGTGGGAGCGGCAGGAGCTGTGCAGCTTGCAAGTATTGGAGCGTCAAAACCTATTCCCCCAAGCTTTCAAAACGGCGGTGTTATCGGTGGTATTAATGGAGCAACAGCCGGAAGCGACAACACATATATACATGCACGTAACGGAGAGCTAGTCTTAAATGCAGAAACACAAGCGAAACTATGGAACAAATTAAACTCTAATAATTTTAGTGGCAGCGGCTACAATATGGACGTTATTATAAATAATTCTGCGTCAAATCTTGTTAGAGCGACACCGCAAATTAGCCGCGAAAAGATAGAATTGATGATTGACGCAAGAGTAAACGAAAGTTTGAAAAGCGGCAGATACAACGACAGTTTGACCGCAGCTAATAATAGTATGAGTGGAACTTTTTACGGCATGTAAGGGGGTGTGTAGATGGCGATACAATGGGCTAGCAATGTAAATAAAAAATTCTATGGATTAGATGGGACACCAATAGAAAACCGCACCGAAATAAAATATAAATCCGGAAGAACTATTTATAATAAAATAAACACTCTTCAAAAGTTTTCTTATAACGTAAAATTGTATTTAGATGATTTAATTAAAATTGATGACGAAACAGAATTTGAACGTTTTATAAATTGGTACGGGGGAAGCAACGGCAGCGGGTCGGAAGCGGTAGAACTGCCAAACATTCAGAACGCAAGTGAAACTAAATTGTATTATGTCACCGTACAGAATTACAGCGGCCAAAAGCATAAAGAAGTATCATTAACTTTAGAGGAAGTGTAAAAAATGAGTGTACTAAAAGAGTTAATTGAGGGCGGCGGCTATACATTTCCGTTTTTACTACATATATACGATGATACGATTGATTTATATATGATTAATGATAATACAGACATTGTATATAATGGTATTACATACACAGCCGCAAGTTTTACATATACTCCTGCTGACGACGGGGGAGCGTCGTTTGAAACTTCGCTTTGCAATAACCCATTTTTACATAATATGATAGAACGGGATAGAACCTTAAATGTTGAACTTATCGCCGCTTACAATAAAGGCGAGGTTATCGCACTAGGAACTTACAAGCATAAATACGGCGTCGCAACATGGGACGAAAATACCTTATCTATCAAGCTTTCAGCAGATGACCGCGGAAATATGACTTTCCCGGCTTTAATTTATAATAATTATAATAATCGGGGGAATTGATGAAATACGACGACTTGCTCGGCCAGCCGTACGAGAAGTACGGAAATTGCTACGGGCTTGTATGCGAGTGTTGCCGGAGAGCCGGGACACCGTTAAAAAACCCTTTTGAAAATATGCAAAGATTAAAAGAAAATGAAAAAATAGATTATACATGCGATATTAACATAAAAGAAATTGATAGACCAATTAAAGGCTGTATAGTCGAATATCTTAACAAAGATAAATCGCTTCATGTCGGTTATATGGTAACGCGTGACAGCGTGATACATAGCACTAAAACTAAAGGGGTGCGACTATCTCATATATCTTTAATGCATATAACCCATTTTTACGAGGTGATAAAATGAAAGCATTTTTAATAAAGACTCTATCAAACAAAATAGACGAACTCCAGATACAAGCCGGGCAAAGTCTCAAAAATACTTTTAATGGATTTAATTTAGATGACTGTATTATAATAATCAATGGCAAAAAATGCACAGATGAAAGCAGGATCATAAAAGAATCTGATATAGTTTATATTAGACTTTTACCAAAAAATAGCGACTCTACACCGTGGTTTGTTAAAAATTTTATCGTTCCTTTTGGATTTATTATTTATCCTGCTATAGACTTATACAACGCAAGGAAAGAGGCACAGAGAACAGCCGACGAGCTGGAAAAAATAAAAAAGCTTACAAATGCAAGCGTAGACAACAGGCCTTTTTTAAGAGGTGCGACGAATACTGTAGCGACGGGGAAAAGTCAACCGTATATATGTGGACGCCATTTTTTTACGCCGTATCTTTTTAGTAAACCATTTTACAAAATATCGGGGACAGACGGCAGCACACAAGAAGTGTATAATATTTTAGAGGGTGGGTTTGCTGGATTAAATCTTAATAAGCTGGGGATAGGCGACACGGTTATTAAAGACTGGGGAGCTGATACAAGCGTACAAAACGGATATTTTACAATTTCTGACGGCGTTTTTGCTAATGGCATAGTAGAGATAAGGCAAGACGGCGAATTGTTTAGTCAGCTACCAGAGCTAAATTATAAAATTATTTCCAATTCCTGCAATACAGAAATTGGAAAAGCGTCAGACGTTAGCGAGGGAAGCGGCGAATATCCGGTATTTACGTTAGATACAAACGCAAAAGCCTTTGACTTAGCTATAACATTCCCAAACGGCTTATATGCATATAATAACGATAATGACAGAATCAGCACGTCATGCGAAATTATTGTCGAGTATTCTCTTGATAATGGCGTAAATTACACTCCTTTACAATTTCCAAACGGAAACACATTTACAAAGAATACACTGAAAGAAATACGTTATGTTATAAATCATGAGTTTACATTAGCAGACTACCAAACTTTATATAATAACAACGCGACTAATATTTTAATCAGGTGTAGGAGCAACGGAAATACCGACAGCAACGTTATAAATACGTGTTATGTACTTTATTATCAAAGCTATTGCTATGACCCGAATAAATCATCAGTACCGGCCGGTGTATTGGATGATGGCGGAATTGCAGGTCTTATAAATTGTTTAAATGTAGAAGACAGGGAAAGAAGCAAAAGCTGTATTATTGGCTTAAAACTGACAGCTACAGAAAATAATAAAGAAAAGCTGACGCAAATAAATATCATTGGTACTAACACCGCTAGAACATGGAACGGTACAGCGTGGACAGAAACAAAAGCACCGACACGCAACCCCGCCGCCATTGCACTGGAGATATTGACTACAGATTTACACCCCGCAAGCCGTTTTCTTGACAATGAAATCGACCTTGAAAGCTTCGGCGACTTATACGAGTATTGCGAAACTAATGATTTACATTTTGACTATGTCGTAAACCAAGGACAAAAAAAAGATGACATACTCTCTTTAATCCTTGCTAGCTGTAACGCGGCTATGTATATAGATATCTACGGACGTAGAGCGATAGCGATAGACCAGAAACAAGAAAACGCTATAGCCGTTTATAACGCTGAAAATATCGTTGATATCTCAAATAAAAAGACGCTTGAAAGACGCATAGACGCATTAAGAGTTAAATATACAGATAGTACAAATGATACTTATAAAGAAAATACTTATCTAGTCAAACGAATTGAAAACGGGCACGAAATAACTATAGACGAGGACTCCATCATAAAAGATATTACAGCAACGGGAATAACCTGCTATGACCAAGTTGTAAAATATGCACGGCGTCAGATGGCAACGGCCGAACTTAGGCAGATAATAACAACGATTAATATCGGCAATGAAGGAATCTATTACACTCCTTTGTCTAAAGTATCTATAAGCGATAAGTCTTTACAAAGGAGTGTACAGTCAAGCGTCATTGACAGTGTACGATATTATGGCGGATTGCTAAAAAGTATCAAGTTACGAAGCCCCGTACAAATTACAGCTAATGCTGCATACGGAGTAATTATCAATTGCATTAATAATAATAAAATTACACCGCTTGCACTAAAAGTAAATGCAGGAACTGGGGACTCTATCACAGAGCTAGAAATAGCCGACTCTTACAGTATAAGCGAAAGTATACAGCCAGAAGCAAATAATATCATCACGATTGGAGAGCTGGACGCGGACGGAGATTTTACAACGGTAAAGCATGACTATATCATTACAAAAATAGCTCGCACTAGCGACGGGTACAGTTTAGACTGCGTTGAGTATAATACCGCCATATATGATGACGGAACTATCCCGGCTTATAAACCTATTGTTAATAATGTCCCAGTACCGACGATTAAAGAGATACCTCCAGATTACGCGACTAAAAAAGATATCGCGGAAAAGCAAATACAAATTAATGATAGTGCAATGCAAGCCGCTATTGATACAATAACACAGGGCTATACATATACAAATGTATACAATATCCAGAATCTTGGCGAAACGCTGGATAGTATCATCGCTAAAATAGACGACGACGCAAGAGACGCGTCCGCAAGTATTAGTATAAGTACTGATGAAATATTACTGCAAGTATCGGATATGGAAAGGGAGCTAATAGGCTTATTAGATATACAGGCCGGAGCTGTAACTGCATTAGTTGAGGGAGGAGGTGCAACAGGGCAGCTAAGTCTTAGCCTTAATTTGCCGGTAATGCTTGACGCCGCTAAAAGGCAACAGCTCATAGACGCGTCAAGCGAAACTAGAGTTAACGCCGTTTACGGGCTTGTCACAAATACAGATTATTACGGCATAAAAGGCAATGCTTCGACCACAGCTATAAAAGCATTATGGGACGACGCTGTACAAGCAGGGCTTATTGCTTCTCAGCTAGATTTATCGGCTACACAGATACGCATAAACGGCGATAACATTTATATAAACGGCGATACCATGTTCGAGGGTGAGGTCGGCGTAAAAAAAATAAAAGCCGCATTAGTAGAAGTTGAAAATTTGCTTGCAAGAGATATTGCAGTAAAAGATAAAGGCGTTATCCATTCAGACACATACAACGGAACAATAGACAATAACGGCAATATCACCGCTTACGGTTCGACTGGTTGGGCTATCGACCACTCGGGAAAAAGCGACTTTGCAAATATCCACGCTTCGGGGGAAATTTCAGCTACAGACCTTAGTATAACATGTAGAGCTGGAGATGTGATTTTTCGAAAATTATTTGCAGCCGAATACGACTTTAATACAATAACAACAGGTGCAATTTATTCGCAAATAATTGCTACCGGCGTTATATCTGTTAACATAAAAACAACACCAATAACCACTGGTAACCCCACAAAAGGAGGTGTAATTATATATAAAGTTAAAGACTCTGTAGAAACATTGATACGCCGCGTTAACTTTGAAGACACCGCCACAAATATACGAGAAGACGTCACTATCGACGTCGGCGATAGTATCAAAATTGAATTGCTAAAGCATGCTGGCGGGGCATATACGGCAACAAACAGATATAATTTGTCTGTTACTTTATCATCGGATAGGTCACAATCAATACTGGCCTATCTTGGAGCTATAAAGAGTGTAGACGCTCCAGAGCCAGCACGATAATTTAACTTGCGGGTTGACAGTTGTATTTTTCAACAGTATCGAGTATTGCGGCTTTTATTTTTGACGATATTTTTAGCTTGTCGGTTCGGCCCTTAGGGCCCACGAAAGCAACAAAAAACTCTGAAGAATCCAAAATATTAACAAGGGTTTTAATTTGTTCGTTGCTTAAAGTAGCTATATAGTTTTCGCGAATAAAAACGGAGTTTGCATTAATAACTTCTCCCGATTGTTTACCGTCATTAATAACAAGCCGCCCTTTATCACTAATAAAAACAATTTCATCAATATGCAACCAGTCTTTATTTTGGTAATCTGCAGCCACTACTAAATCATTGTTTACGATATAAACGCGAATATTTTCGCGTTCTCCCGTAATGCTATCTTTCAGATTATAAAAATAACCTAATTTCATATCATCGTGGACAATGATAGTGGAGTCATAAACGTCATCATAAGAACTGGTAAAATTTCCCGCTTTATTAGTTGTTGCACAGCCGAAAAATAAAAAAATAAAGACCGATAAAAATAAAATAAACTTTTTCATACACGCACCTTTTTTTTAATATAACGCCAATTACAAAAAAAAATAAACCCCTAAAGCGGATTTTTTTTTGTACGACAATAAAAACATGATTAAAAAGTTAAAAAAGCAGATTGAGTATACGAGCAATTACACTTTTATTTAGTACAAAAAATTAACAAAATATAACGATTAAAAACGAAAATAACGAAAAGAAAGAAAAATATAATTATAAGTGTATAAAAAAGTATACACAAATATAAAAAAAATCATGAAACCATGATAATTTTTATATATAATTTTCAAATTTTCGTTATTTTCGTAACAATTCGTTTTTATTCGTTATCAATCGTATTTTTTTGTTCTGCTGAATAGAAATGAATAGAAATGAATAGAAATGAAATGAATAGAATATATATGTGCATAAATGCACACTTACGCCTCTGTCATGCACTAATCTCTTTTGCATAAGCGAACATATACCGGTAAATAATATCAGCTACAACCTGCGGCATAGTTTCGCCTAAGCCAGAGCTAATATAATCATCTAGCAGCTTTACTGGATAAAAATTATTATCATCAGCAAAACGAGCAAATAGGCCATGTTCTGAAATATGTAAAACTAAATTACGACAGCAGGAACGCGGAGCCATAACGGCGAATTTGTACGAATGAAAACTAATACAGCCATGGGAATCGGTACGGTGTGCCGTCAATTTGCAGCATATCGCCGAAATTTGCACGACGCAAACGCGGACGGTGTACAGGCTTTACTTTTATCTAAAAAAAATCTTTTGGAAATTTTAGAAAGTAGTTGACATTCTCGATTATAAAGCGTAATATCAAAATATCTTAACAAGCGTAAATATCAAACGATTTTTTACGCACTCAACGTTATATATTTTGGTCGTTTTTATATACCGTTGAGCTAATACAACGGTATATAAAAAGCCCGGCACAATACCTATAACGACCAAGGTACGGTGCCGGGCTTTTATTTTATGGGGGATAAAATGAAATATCCACTTGCTTTGATAAAAGCATATAACACGCATGAGATAAACAGGGCGGAGTTTTGCCGACGGTATGCAGCTATACAAGGATATAACGGGCTAAGAGGTTATGCAAACGCTAGCGGCGTATACGTTGAGTATCGCAAGAGACACGCAAAAATTGACGGCGGCGTAATCACATGGTGGGAAAATGAACAGCAGTACACCGCCCGCAGTTACAAAGAATTTAAAATCAAAATTGACATATTAGAAACAAGAGTGTACGCCCTTATGCTGAAAGCCTGCTACTGGGCAAATGCAGCTTACGAGGCAAGCCGACGGGCAGAATACGAAAAGCGTGAGCAATACCAGCACGAGCAATTAAAAATATTGGAGGTGCTAAAACGGATACTGAATTATTAAAAGACATCCCCGAAAGTGCAGTTATAGACGAGGTTAAAAAACTGCTAAAAGTAACCGGGTTGAAAGTACAAAGGATAAATACCGGTTGCTTTACAGTTGGCACTGGTAAAAATCGCAGGTTTGTGAAAACAGCAGAAGCCGGGACTTGCGATTTTGAGGGGTACGACAACCGCGGGCGTTTTCTTGCGATTGAATGCAAGCGGCCAGTTGGCGGGAAATTGTCACCAGCACAGAAGCTGCGAATAGATGATATTAACGCAAAAGGCGGGGTGGCATTCGTAGCACATAGCGGTGCGGAAGCATTGGAAAAATTAAAGCAGTATGACTGCTTATGATGGGGCGGAGCCGAACGGCCTTAGGGCATAGGGGCTTGTTTATTGCAATTTACTCCTTTTGCAATAGATAGCGGGTTCAATTCCCGCACGTCCAAAAGGGCGAAAAGCTGGCCAGCAAGAACCCAAATTATTGAACATGAGGTGCGAAACATGAGCGAATTATTAGATATTGCTGAAAAATTGCTAGATAAGTACGGAAGCGGCAAACATTGGGCAATAGTAAAGGCCGAGAAAACAGGAAACAGCTGGACTTTTACAGTGCAGCCAGTAGAAGAAGAAAGCGAGGGCTCAGATGAAAGTAACAAATAAATTAGATTTACCTGCCGCTTTCGTTGCCGCCGTAAGCACAACCCGTCACAATGCTCCCGGCTATTTTTCGGCTACTACCCTAAACAAAGGCGTAAAAGAAATTGTCCTAACCGACCGCCATTTTGATGAAATCACAGTAGACGCAGCAGATAACGTGTGGGCGGTATGGGGTACAGCAGTACACGCCCTGCTGGAAAGCCTGCCGGACAATAATTTTCACGAAGAATATTTTCAAGTGCCACTATCAAATAGTTACGTAACCGGTCGAGTAGATAGCTACGACATGGAAAACGGAATTATTAACGACTGGAAAACTGCCAGCGTTTGGAAAGTCCAATTTAACGACTTTAGCGATTGGCGTCGGCAGGGGTTAACATATGCTTGGCTACTGCAGCAAAGAGGCCTTGAAGTTAGGAAGTGCAGGTTTGTAGCTTTGTTGAAAGATCATAGCAAGACAAAAGCAAAAACTGATAAAGACTACCCTCAAAGCCCTGTGTTTATTTATGAGTTTGACATAACGCCGGAGGATATGGCGGAAACCCGGAAAAGAATATTTAACAAAGTCTTGGACATAGAAAACGCTTACAAATTGGACGACGACGCAATCGAACCATGTAGTGCGGAGGAACGCTGGGCCGACGGCGAAAAATGGGCCGTTATGAAAAATGGCCGTAAATCCGCAATAAAACTCCTTGACAACGAGGCTGACGCAGACGCAATGGCTGGCGAATTGGGTAATAGTTATTACGTAGAGCACCGCCCTGCAATTAGCAGAAAGTGCGGCGAATATTGCAATTGTAAAGATTTTTGCAATTTTTATGCGGCTATGAAAAAAGGGGAATAATGTCAGATTTAAATAGTTATACAGTTATCGGAAGACTAACTCGCGATTTAGATGATAAATCTTTTGCTTATACGCCAAATGGGAAAGCTCGCTTAAATATTTCTATCGCCGTAAATGACGGCTACGGCGATAACGAATACACTAGCTACTTTGACGTCGTAATATGGGGGAAGACCGCCGAAAACATCAAGCAATATTTAAGTAAGGGAAAACAAATTTGTCTTAGAGGCAGATTAAGACAAGATCGCTGGGAGAAAGACGGACAGAAATACAGCCGCGTAATTATTGTAGCTGAAACAGTGCAGCTTTTAGGCAATTCCCAGAATAATGTCTGTAGTGCGAAAAATTTCGGAACAAGCCCAGAAATACAGCCAGTAGCACCACAGCCAACACTTGGCGACGATTTTCCGGAAGATATACCGTTTTAATTTTGGGGGTACGTATGACTGAAAAGGCAATAGACATATACGAGAGTTTAGCACGGCCGCCAAAAGACGCCCTGCGCGAAATACAGGCAGGAAAACTTAAAGGCAAAACTGATATAAACCCACAGTGGCGTTATAAAGCCATGACCGAAAAATTCGGACTTGTAGGAATCGGCTGGAAGTACGAGGTGCAGAAATTGTGGACAGAAGCCGGAGCAGGTAACGAAAAGCTGGCGTTTGCACAAGTAGCCGTTTTTGTAAAAGACGGCGACACATGGAGCGAGCCTATTGTCGGCATTGGTGGGTCAAAACTTGTACAAATCGAAAAAGGTGCAGCCGTAAGCAATGACGAAGGCTATAAAATGGCCGTAACGGATGCTTTTAGCACAGCACTTAAAATGTTGGGAGTTGCGGCGGATATTTACGCCGGACGTTGGGAC